CCTCCTAGGCGCCGACGAGGGTATCTTCAAGAACGCGGACGGTTCCACGAAGGCGTCTTGGCAGATTGCTCTTGGGCGCACGTTTGGCATCCCTGACGACGAAGAAGCGGTTACGCCTCGCGCTGATGTGAAGCAGTTCGATGCTCAGTCGCCCGATTCTCACCTGGCGCAGTTGAATGCGCTGGCTAAGTTGATGGCGCGGGAAACGGACCTGCCTGACTCTGACTTCGCGCTGACTGACATGGCTAACCCGACGAGCGCTGATTCTTATTCGGCGTCTCGGGAGAACCTGATTTCTGAGGCTGAGGGCACGATGGATGACTGGTCGGTGCCGATTCGGCGCACGGTCAACCGGGCCCTGGCAATTCAGAATGGCCTCACGGAAGTACCTGAAGCGTGGGGCTCCATTGAGACTAAGTGGCGCTCTCCGATCTACCTCTCCAAGGCGGCTGCGGCTGATGCTGGCGCTAAGCAGATCAGCGTTGTTCCGTGGCTTGCTGAGACTGAGGTCGGGCTGGAGCTGCTGGGCTTGGATGAGCAGCAGATTCGGCGGGCGATGGCGGATAAGCGTCGGGCTGCTGGGCGCGCTGTTGTCGCGGCCCTGACTCCCACGCCCCCGGCAAATGCTAACGGCGGGTGAGTCTAAGGCGGCGTTGCAACTTGTAACCGCCGCCGCAGTGAATGCGGTCACGTCTCTACTCGGCAGGACTTCGGGAACTCCCGAGCAACGCCGCGCCTTGCTGCTCGATGGCGTCCCTGAGGTTGTCGCTTACTACTCGGCAGGGTCTTCCGCGCTGGCGGCTGACTTCTATGACGATGAGCGGGAACGCGCCGCGCCTCCGAGGCTGTATCTCGCTGAGCCAATAGTCATCGACCGCACGGAGAAGATCCGCCGGGCTGTCGCTTGGGCTTCTGACCCGCTGTTCGCTGGTGATCCTGGGGCTACGGCGGCGAGGCTCGCTGACGTTGTGCAGCTTGAGTCGGCGCGCCCGTTTCGGGACACGGTCCTGACGAACCGCCGGCGGGATCCTTCCGCGGTCGGTTGGCGGCGCGTGACTGCCGGCGGCTGCAAGCTGTGCGTGATGCTCGCCTCCAGGGGCGCGGTTTACACCGATCAGACGGCAAGGTTCGCCACTCACGGTCACTGCAAGTGCACCGCGCAGCCGGTGTTTTCGTCTAACGACTACGGCGACGAAGCGAACGCTATGCAGTACGTGGCGAGCCGTAAGCGCAGGACGCCGGAGCAGCAAGCCAACCTTCGCGAGTACCTGAACACCAACTTTTCAGATTTCCCCGGATAACTGGGGGCAGCGCTACGGTCGCGCTTCAAGACCGGTCTTATGTCCGACGGGACGGAAACGGGGCAATCCGATGAGTAACGAAACCACGACAGGCGCCGAGCAGCAGACCGCACCGGCAGGCACTCAGGAAACTGAGCAGACCACGCAGGGGCAGTCGTTCTCGCAGGCTGACGTCGAACGCATCGTCAAAGAGCGTTTGGCGCAGCAGGCCAAGAACAAGTTCGGCGACTACGACGACCTGAAGACCAAGGCCGGCACCGCGCTAACCCTGGAGCAGCGAATCGCGGAAATGGAAACGCGGGCGCAGGCGGCAGAGGCGGAATCACGCCGGGCAGCCATCGCGGCCGAGTTTGGCATCAGCACGAAGAAGGGCCCGAAAGGCGAGCCGTCCGACGCTGACCTGTTCCTCACCGGAAGCGACGTCGAAACCCTCACCGCACAGGCGCAACGCCTCGCGGGCCGGGAAGAAGACCGCAAGAAGCAAGGCAACTTTGCCCCCAAAGAGGGCACGACCACAACCATTGGCGGCGAGACGGAAGACCTTCGGGACTTCGCTCGCAAGCTTTTCAACAAGGAGTAAAACATGGCCGCTCTCACTACCGGCTCCCTGACCATCCCGAAGCAGCTTCTTGAGCCGTGGGTAAACAACATCCACAAGGGTTCGACCATCTCCCAGCTCTCGGGTTCTATCCCGATGAAGTTCGGCGCGGGCGAGGCTTTCGTCTTCGATTCCGGCGAAGCTGAGTACGTCGGCGAAGGGGCTAACAAGTCCTCGAACGATGTCACGAAGACGACCCAGACCGTTGAGCCCTTCAAGTTCCAGAAGACCATCCGCTTCACGAACGAAGTTCAGTGGGCCGACGAGGACCACCAGCTCGGCGTCATTCAGGAGATCCTGAACCAGATCCAGCCGGCACTGTCCCGCGCACTGGATTACGGCGTGATCCACGGCATCAACCCGAAGACCGGCGCTGTCGTCGGCGCTATGCAGCGCCTCACGTCCGCCACGACTTCTGTCGAACTCGCCGCTGCGGATGCTCCGTACGTGTCCACCGACGCCGCTATCGCTGCGCTGCTGGCTGTCGATGGCGTGCCTAACGGTATCGCCATGGATCCGAAGTTCGCTGCGAAGATTTCTGGTCAGCGCATCGCCGCCACGGGTCAGAAGCTCTACCCGGACTTCACCTTCTCGAACGAGGCTTCCACGTTCGAGTCTCTGCGGGCCGCTACTTCCAAGACGGTCGGCGCTACCGGCGTTGCTGCTGTTGACACGAAACTGCGCGCCGTCGTCGGTGACTTCTCGGCTATCCGCTGGGGCGTTCAGCGTGCCATCGGTCTGGAACTGATCGAGTTCGGTGACCCGGACGGCAACGGCGACCTCAAGCGCAACAACCAGGTCGCGTTCCGCGCCGAAGTTGTTTACGGCTGGGGCATCGCCGATGTCAACCGCAACTTCGCCAAGATCGTTGACCTGGTCTAATGCCGCGCCTGCGTAACGAGTTGACCGGCGCTGTTATGTCTGTCGAGGATTCCACCGCCGCCCTTCTGGGTAGCGAGTGGGTCGCGGCTGATAAGGCTGACGAGAAGCCCGCAGCGCGCCGCAAAGCTTCGGCTTCTGCGGATTCCAAAACCAGCGAATAGTAGAAGGGGGCGGTCATGTCTGTGACGCCAAATATGATTGCGGTTGCTCTTGGGCAGACCGCCCCCGAGCCGGACTCGGTAACTGACGAGCAGTGGAAGTTGTGGATCGGTGATGCAGAAATGCTCATCGAAGCGCGGCGGGTCTTGCTCGGCGCCGAGGTGCCGGATGGGGCGCGGCTGGATTACGTTGTTCGCGAGGCTGTGGCGGCGCACATCAAGCGCCCTGATGACGCAACGCAGGTAACTGTAGCCGTCGATGACGGGTCTTCTTCTCGGTCTTACAAGTCTGGGAAGGGTCGCGTCACGATCTTGGATGAGTGGTGGGCGCTGCTGGGGCTGGTTGAGACTAGCGGCGCGTTCTCGGTGGACATGGTCGGTCCCCGCTCAGGCGCTCATCTTCCCTGGTGTTCGCTGATGCTCGGCGCGACTTACTGCTCTTGCGGCGTGGACATCGCCGGCGTTCCGATCTATGAGGGCGGCGACCTGTGACCTTCGCTGATGACGTGATTGGCGTCCTGCCATTCCTGCGGGCTCAAGCCGAGTCGCTAATGATCGACACCTGCACCGTAACCCGCCCCGGCGACCCGGTAACGGATCCTGAGACGGGCAACGTAACCCCCGGCTCGACGCCGGTCTACAGCGGCCCGTGCAAGGTGCAGCAAACCATTTCGCAGGCGTCGAATCCGAACGCGGGCGGGCATGCGTTTACGGTGCAGGATTCGCGGGTTGATTTCCCGGTTGCGGCTGGTCCGTTGATGGTGGATGACGTTGTGACTGTCACGGCTTCAGCCCTGGATCCGCAGCTTGTTGGTTCAACGTACCGGGTTGTCGAGTTGTTTCATAAGTCGATGGCTACGGCGCAGCGTACTCGGGTTGAGCAGGTTACGGAGTGAGCGCGGATGCGTCGGAGCTTGATGGTTTGGCGAAGGCGTTTCGCGCGATCCCGGCCCTCATGGTTCCGAAGATGCGCGGCGTTGTTGCTAGGTCTGCGCTGAACACGAAGAACGCGATGCGCAAGGATGCTCAATCCTCACGCCACTTCAAGCAGTTGGCGCCGACGATCAGCTATGACCTGAAGGTGCACGAGTTCGGTGGCGATGGCGTGATTGAGGCCGAGATTGGGCCAACCCCGGGCGGCTCGGGCTCCCTCGCTGGTATCGCCTATTACGGTACGTCTCGCCCTGGTGGCGGGACGGTTCGTAACCCGGAGGACGCGATGCTCGAGGAAGCCCCGAACTTTTACGAGTATGCGTTCAAGGCTACGGAGGGTCTGCTGTGATCAAGGAGCATTACGACGCGGTGAAGGCGCTCATGCCTGCGGGCTTGACGGTTTATCGCGGCTCGGTTCCGAGCACTCCTACTTACCCTTACGCGGTGTTGTGGGGCGATCTTGGCGAGGAGTCTTCCGGCGGTCCTGACGGTGACAGCCTGGAAGACGTGCCAGATGTCCTGTCGTTGCGCCCGCGGGTGACGTATGCGGGCCTGACGTTTGATTCGGTGCTGATTGTCGCTAGGAACGTGCGTGCGGCCCTGAATCGTAAGACTCCCGTGGTTGCCGGTTGGCGTCCGGGGAAGCTGCGACAGTCGCCCCTGATGGACGTTCAGACGGACACGAGCGTTACCCTCACTGGCGGCGCTAACCCGGTGTTCGCGGTTGACGAGTTCGCTCTCGTCTCTACCAAACTTTGACCGAAAGGCTGCTCATGACTGAGTTCATTGACGCTTACTCGAAGACGACCGGGGCTAAGCAGGTGGTTCCGGCTTCTTGGCTGGAGCGGACTGATGCCCCGTTCAACGACCTTGCTAAGACTCCCCGGCAGAAGTCGCGGGAAACCCCAAAGCCGGCCTCGCCGGAAACGAAGGAGGCCAACTGATGGCTCGCGTTCTTGCCGACGGCAAAACAAAGTTCACCATTCTCACCACGAAGCCCGCGAACCCGGCAGCCCCCACGGCTACCGAGCTGAATGCCGGCATCGACCTGTCCTGCGACATCCTGTCGAGCGACTTCACCTGGGGCGCGACGGATTCGGACAAGGTTGCTGAGAAAGCCCTGTGCGATGAGGGCAACGCCAACGCTATTGGCGCGTCGAACTATGCTGGCGGGTTCACTCTCTGGCGCAAGTTCGCAACGGGCGGCGGGTTCGATGAGGCTGGCGAAACCGGCTTCGCTGCGGTCAAGGAGAAGGGCACCACGCTCTACGGTTACGCCCGTCAGAGTGACAAGGACGCGACCGACACTTGGGCCGCGGCTGACGAGATCTACCTCGGCGGCGAGTTCATCACGGACACCCCGCAGCGCACTGACGGTTCCGGCTTCATCAAGTACCGGGTGCCGGTTGAGGTCCAGCGCGGCTACCCCTTCATTGAGGTTGCTGCCGGCGCCTAGTTAGACCAGTTGGCGGCGCGTGATTAGGCTCCGCGCCGCCAACTCTCACTTTCCAGAGCCTATCCCCCACGCGAAATGGAGCCTAAACCATGAGTGCAACACCGCAGGATTTTGATTTTGATAAGTGGCTTGATGATGCGGAGCGCCCTGAGCGGGCTGTGACTGTGTATCAGAAGGCGGGCCTGATCGCTGAGCTTGACCGGCTCGAGGCGCAGATCACGAACGCTGACGAGGATGAGGTTGACGGCCCGTCCATGGGTGGCGGCGTTGGCAAGCTTCACGCCGAGTACGCGAAGGTCGCTAAGCAGTTCCACGATTCGGCGCTGACTGTCACGGTTGGCGGGCGCAGCGATGATGAGAAGCGCGAGTTTGCCGCGGCGAACCTTGACGTGAAGCCGGAGGATATGGGCTATGCGATCTTGGCGGACGCGATCAGTTCCCCGAAGGTGACGCCGGCGCAGTTGAAGCGGTTTGAGAAGAAGGTTGGCCCGGCACAGTTCGGGCTCATTCTCGCCGGCTTCAAGAACGCTTCCGAGGAACTGCCTTCTGTGAGCGCCGATTTTTTGCCGAAGCCCTCTTCACGGGGCGATGGTGGCGAGTCCTAGCAGCCCTTAAGACTGCCGAGCGATTCCAGCGCCCGCCGTCCTCGTATCTTGGGCCGTTGCCTGAGCGCAAGGACAGGCTGCTGGAGTTCGCCTACACGCTCTACATCGAGGGCTTGTGTGATTGCGGGCGCCCCAAGTTTGAGTGCCGCAACGAGGCTAACGCGGGCCTGTATGAAGTCTCTGACGTTACGTGCCATGCGCAGGCGGCGGTTGAGGAACATACGGGGCAGAAGAGTTTCAAGCCCGAACCGGGCCAGCGTTTCTACGCGACCGAGATTGACGAAGACCTGATAACCCGCAGGTCACTCTAACCCCTGGAGGAACTGTGGCGGATCGCCGTGTCAAGGTCGTATTTTCGGCTGAGATCCAGAACTACAAGGCCGCCATGGAAGCCGCTGCCAAGTCCACCGAGAAGGTCAAGAAGGCTTCGGAGGATGCGGGTACAGCGCAGGAGCAGGCTGGTAAGAAGTCTACGAACGCTTCGAAGGAAGCTGCTGTTGCGGCGAAACTGGCCGCGAAAGCCGCAGCTGAGGCGGCTAAGGCTGAGGCGGAAGCTGCGAAGAAGCGTGCTGATTCCCTCCAGGAAGTGGGGCAGGCTGCCGCTATTGGCGGCGCCGCTTTACTGGCTGGTGTCGCGCTGGCGACTAAGGGCTACGCGGATTTCGACAAGCAGATGTCTTCGGTTGACGCAGCTACTCATGAGACTTCCGGGAACATGCAGCTTTTGCGTGACGCGGCGGTCAAGGCCGGTGCTGACACGGCGTTCTCCGCTTCGGAGGCCGCGCAGGGTATCGAGGAGATGGCTAAGGCTGGCGTGTCCACTAAGGACATTCTGGGCGGCGGCCTGACTGGCGCGCTGTCTCTGGCGGCTGCTGGCTCGCTTGGCGTTGGTGATGCTGCTGAGATTGCGGCGTCTGCCATGACGCAGTTCAAGCTTTCTGGCGACAAGCTACCCCATGTTGCCGACCTTTTGGCGGCTGGTGCTGGTAAGGCGCAGGGTTCGGTCGCTGATATGGGCGCTGCTCTGAACCAGACGGGCCTTGTTGCCGCGTCTACTGGCTTGAGTATTGAGGAGACCACGGGCGGGCTTGCG